GGAAAGAAATTATTTACTTCTGAGAACATTGCCAGTATAGCAAGTTCGCTGAAAAACTTATTCAGTGGTGGTTCAAAAGAAGCAGGTGAGCTTTTGGGTGATCTTGGTGAAGCAGCAGCAGGATCCGGCAGTAAATTCGGGATGCTTGCAAAAGAACTTGCACCATTAGTTGGGGAAGCTGGTCTGATTGTTGGAGTTGCAGCAGCAGCGGTATATGCGACATCAAAAATTGCGGGAATGGTGGAAACTATGCAGGGCGGTAACGGAATGACTACTCAATACGGTGGTTATTTACATGATTACGCAACACAACTTGCTAGTGTAGCAAAACTCACAAACAATCAATCGGAAGAATTATGGAAATTAATTGAAACTGATGAAGAACTTGGAAAATCACATGATGAAATGTACGCTGATATGGTTAGCAAACTTTCTGAGTATGGTGTTTCGGCAGAGCAAGCTAGAACAGCTCTTGAGCAATACGGAGCGCAAGCAGGTATATCAGCAGATTTTGTTGAAGGAATGACTGATAAAATATCTGCTCTTGGGGACGGTATCTCTG